AAAGGATTATGAGATAGCATCGAATATCCTCACTCAGAAATCAAAAGTGCTCAATTTAGACAAGGAGGACCCTGTCAGACTTCCGGAGACACAGTATCAGAAACAATATCGCCTGCTCTCCATCAGTCCGGAAGTCATAGGACTGCCGGCAGCCAATCGAGATGAACTTGCCGGGCAGATTGATGCCCTGGTTGATGTGCCTGTCTTGGAAAAGGAGCGGCTGAGGATGGAGGCTTCAATTGAAGATATGGATATAGTAAAGATATTGGAAAATGTCTCACAGGAAGAAAGTTAATCCGGAACGCACGGAAGCAGCCTCAGTCCAGTACCAGAACAAGTTTGCCCAACTGGTAGCCCTGGTCGGGGCGCGTAAGACATATTGCGAGTTCGGTCGAGGCTCGGCAAAGACCACGGACATTCAGGTGGAGCGACTGTTGGATCTGATCTATGATATGCCAGGTGCTCCGTGTGTATGGGTAGCCGACACATTCAGCAACCTTACGGCCAATGTGCTGCCGTCTGTCCTGGAAGGACTTGAACGGAAAGGCTTCAAAGAGGGAGAGCACTATGTCATAGAGAAGGAGCCTCCTGAGTTTTCGGAGGCGGAGAAGGAGGAACTTCCGTCTTGGCTGAAGCCTCATTTCTGGAGACCGTTCAACAGGCTCGTGTCATATAAGCGTACTATCGTTTTCTTCACAGGTCTCAATATACGTTTCGGCAGCCTGGACCGTCCGTCCACTCTGGCCGGAGCATCGTATGTATTTGCATTCGGCGACGAAGCCAAATATTTCAGGGAGGAGAAGATTGCCAATCTGCTGAAGGCTGTCCGGGGATATAACCTGCAGTATTCGGGCAGCGTCTTCTATAGAGGAGTGATGTTCACTTCCGATGTGGCGGATCCGTCCCATGTCGGTGAATATGCCTGGCTGCAGAAGCAGGCAAAGAATATGGATGTGCCGTCAATACTGATGGTCATAAAGACAGGGCTTGTGGCAAACGAGGCACTGCATGAGTATGTGGCCGCCAAAGACAAATGGATTCGTACAAAGTCCATAAAAGACCTGGATGACTGTCGGGCAAAGCTCCGCACCGCTAATCTATGGAGGTCAAGGTGGATAGCACTCAGGAAACGCCCTGATGCTGCCACATTCTATATCCGGGCATCCTCGTATGTCAATGCCGACATACTTACGGCTGAATGGTTCTCGGATGCGATAGACGGTCAATTGCCGGACCTGAACACAGCAATTCTGTCGATGAGGCCGACGCTCAAGAGCGGTGACCGTTTCTATGCTGCACTGTCACAGTCGCACTTCTATTGGGACGGAATCAATGAGGAAGAATACGATAAGCTTTCAATGACAGGCACCGAAGATTGCCGGGTTCTGAAGTACCTGGACAGGAACCGTCCGCTAAGGCTCGGTGTTGACTTCGGTAATATGTGTTCAATGTGCATTTCTCAGATTCAGCCCGGACGCGGACGTGATGTGCTGCGTGTGCTCAAGTTCATATACACATTGGCGCCGGAGCATATACAGGAACTGGGGCATAAGTTCAGACAGTATTTCGGGCCTATGACGAACAAGGTAGTATATCTTTATTTTGACAGGAGCGGCAATGCCTACAAGAAAATCAGAAAAGACAACATCTCCGACCTGAAGGCTGCAATCGAGAAGGACGAGAACGGTAGGCCTACCGGGTGGAATATTCATCTGATGTCCGTCGGGCAGGGAAACATTGGCCAGGCTGAAGAGTATGACTTTATGATGAAATTTATGGGCGATGCTGACCACCGTCTGCCGATGCTGCTCATTGATGCATTCGCGTGCAAGCCTCTCAAGCTCTCGCTTGAGAATGCCAGGACAAAGGTGAAGGACGGAATCACATATAAGGACAAATCGTCCGAAAGGCTGCCGATATCGAGACTCCCTCTTGAGTCAACCAACCCATCCGATTCGTTCAAGTATATGCTGATGACAAAGGAGTGGCGCGACCTGCTGAAACGGCGTTCTACTGCACTGCCGACCAATCTTGACATCACGCAGTGACACCATCTTCCGCCATATATCACCTTTTACATCATTTGCAATCGCAAATGTAAAAGAGAGCGGCCCGCCATCTTTTAGCTCATCAAAAGATGATTTTTTCAGAGCAGCAAGCCTAAAATATGGTAATTCAGGTACTTAATAGAAAAATACTCCCAACAACCCTCAAAATATCGGCTGTTTCTGAAGAACAATCGGCTTTTTTGCACAAATAACCAGAAAAGTTTCATAAATAAAATCTTACTCAGGAACAGCTTGGCGAAAAACTTGGGGTGGGGAAGTCCAAGTTTTGAAAAAATAAGCAATATAACTGTTGTTTTCTTGTCAAAGACTTTCAAGGCGCTGGAAATTCCAGTAAATCTTGGGGTTGTCGGAATAGGGGAAGTGTCCTTTATCGGGGCAATCTGTTGGAGTACATTTGCGTATGGATTTGTATGATGCCATAAAGGAGATGAGGAGGTTGACGGCGGATGGAAAAAGCTTCAGCTTCACTTTTATGTCGTACAATTCATCATTGGGCAAAAGTGACGGTATCGTTGCGGTACATCACGCAAGGCTGAGAAAAAGGGAATGCATAGAGCACCATAGAGATGCGGATTTGGTGGAGGCGTATCTGGATCTTGATACTATGGAGCCTCGAAGATTCTATCAGCCGCTTCTGATGACATTCAATGGAGAAAAAGTAGTCTTGAAATGAGCGATATAAAGAAAATCTCTGACCATTCGTTTGCGGCTCACTGTCTTGATGGCAGGGTCTACACCCTGTCCAACAATATAGGAGGTGGGATTGACTCAACATTCTTGAATCTTTCCGGAAATATGGGAGAGGCGTATCCGCAAGGTGTCGGAGGCTATCAGATTGTGCCTTTCGGTGTAGACAATCAGTTGCCGTCGCACATCAGGGATATAGTTGATTCCAACAATCTCGTGCCCGGCATCATTGAACGCCAGGCTGGCCTGCTGTTCGGACAGGGAGTATATCTGAATCAGATGATATTCAAGGACGGTGAGATCTTGCATTGCTGGATGGAAGATATGGAGATCCAGCAGTGGCTTGACAGTTGGGACTATATCTCGTATATAAAGGGGTGTATGGTCGATTATCTTCACCTGAAGGGATTTTTTGATGCCAAGTATCTGACCAAGGGCCACCGCATCGGACGGACACCAAAGATTGCCTGTCTTGAGCATATTCCGGCAAAGAATGCAAGGCTTGAATGGTCGGAGACGCGCAGACTGAAAGATGTAAAGCATATCATTGTAGGAGATTTCGAGAACTACTGCACCACGACAGGTGTCAGAAGATATCCCGTATTTGACCGAAAAAATCCCGGTAAACATGCTGTCTCGGCATCATATAATAACACATATTCCTTTGCCCGTGATTTCTACTCCGTGCCTCAGTTCTGGGGTGCGCTGCGGTGGATAGTCCGTGGCTCTGAAATCCCTCTGATTTTCAAATATGTCACAGACAATGGACTCAACCTGGCATATCACATCCATTCCAATTCCGCATACTGGGACTATAGGCGCAATGTACTGCGTGGTGCACATCCGGACTGGAGCGAAGCTGAGATAGAAGAGAAAATCGGAGAGATCACACGCAAGCTTCTCGACTCTATGACCAAGGTGCTGACTGGGAAAGAGAATGCCGGCAAGTTTTTTCATTCAATTGATATCGTTGACGATATGGGGCATCTTTCCGAGTGGAAAATCGAACCTGTAGATCAGAAAATCAAGGATTTTGTGGAGTCACAGCTGAAGATCTCCGAAGCTTCAGTATCTGCTATCACCTCCGGTATGGGGCTTCACCCGTCACTGTCAAACATTATGGTGAACGGCAAGCTGGCTTCCGGTTCTGAGCTGCTGTACGCATTCAAGCTTTATCTTCATTCCGATGTGGAGATTGCATCCAACGTGATTCTTGAGCCGATAAACCAGGCGATAGCATTCAATTTTCCTGACAAGAACCTCCGTCTTGGCTTCTACCACAAGTCCATCCAGTCAGAAGAGGCTCTGACATCAGCTTCACGTCTTAAAAATCAGTGACATTATGCTTTTCAACAAGAATAACAAAGGTTCGCAGGAACTTTATGAACTTACCGGGCTCTTGTATGCTTCGACCAATTACAGGTCGATTGCTTCTGAAGTGGAGTACGCGACAAAAGAAATCACCCGTCTTGTCGGAGAGGAAGTCATCAGAAAAGCAGAGCAGGAGTATCTCAAGAATATAGTTGATGACCAGGAATTTCTTGATATGGTCAGGATGCCGATAGCACTGCTCGCAATTTTGAATTTTTCAAAACAGAATCTTGTCAGCCACAAAGACACAGGACGAAAACTGAAGGTTGACGACAATGAAAAGGTGCCTTTCGAGTGGATGATCGACCGCGATGATCGGGAGCAACTTGAAAGGTATTACCGCTCTTTGGATGCCTTGTATGCCTATCTTATGGAGACGGACCAGGAATGGTCTGAAAAGCATTCATCAAAGGAAACTGTTGTCTCAAGACTGTGTGAGTTTGAGGATGTCTATCCCATCAGCGGTAGCTATTATTGTTTCTATATGTTCCAGCCTCTGATGCTTGAAGTACAGAGACGGCAACTTCAGAAAATTGTCGGTACCGATGACATCAAGTTCGCGATTGACAACCCTTCCACACCGCTTGCTTGTGCAATGAGGGAATATGTGGTGCTCGGAGCCTTAATCAAAGGAGTGCAGCGCTGGTCCGTAAGTGTCTTTCCTGCTATTGTGGCAAGAAGTTTTTCACCGAGCTATCAGGGTAACAACGAGAGTTCCAAGGCAGCTGTCAATGAGATTGAGTGGTTCATTGCCCGGATCAAGGCACAGATGACTGAGACTGAAAAAGAAATATTGTCATTGAAAAATGACGGCAGGAACCCGTACGAGGGATTTCCTTTGCTTCCGGAGAATGACAGGAAAAATAAATATTTCACAGTATGACAGAAATAGAAATATACGGCAGCGACAAGAAAGTGAGCATCCCTTCCTCCTGGAGTGAAATGACTCCGGAACAGGTAAGGTTCGTCTTCCGGACATACGACAGTTGTCTACATCACGGAGCTTCTCCGCTGGAATTCAACATCAAAGTGCTCTATCATTTTATTGGCATAAGGCGCACTTGGCGGAATACGGTCCTGGAGGTCTTATTTCCCGACAGGCTCAAAAAGATATCTGAAAACATATATCGTCTATGTGAGGAGTGCCTGGCATTCCTTTTCACAAAAATCGAGGACGGAGACACGCATGTCAGACTATCGTACGATGCAGTGTCGAACTCCTTGCCGGAGGTCAGGGGCAGAATCGGCCAGCCCCTGATCGGACCGGCTGACCTGTTGCAGGACCTTACATTCTCTGAGTTCCGTCACGCATCTTCAGCAATGAATGCCTTTTTCCGTACGATGAATGTGGCGGATCTGGACGAATGCCTTGCAATTCTGTACAGGAAACGGTCACGTAAACCCAACAGAGCCGGACGATATGTCCGGGATATTGACAACAGGACAATGGCAAAAGATATCAGAAGGATCTCAAAGCTGCCGGCATGGCAGAAGAATCTTATAATGATGTGGTTTGCCAATTGCTTGAAGTATCTTCAGGAAGGGGGCGTGAACATCGACGGAGAAGAAATTGACATGTCGCTTATGTTCTCCGGAGACAAGGAAAATTCCTCGGAGCTCTCTTTCACCTGGAATGACCTTCTGGTACAGATTGCCCGTGACCAGTCCATCGGAAACATAGAACGGGTTGATGAAGAGCCGTTATTTTCAATCTTCAGTCTTATGTGGTCCAACTATAAAGAAAACAGACGTAATGAAAAGATTAGAAATTCTTCGCAGGGTAAATAAATATCTTGTCGGATTTCGGGTTCCCGGTTCCGACATTGTCCCTGTTCTTGTGACGGCACAGGGAGACGCCACCAGTCGGCTTGCAATGCTTGAAGGCGATCAGATCCTTATCGCACGTCCGGAGACTCATCAGAAAGGAGATTCAGACAGTCACGATGATGAAATCTCACTTGCATTCTTCGTGCTGACTCCGGATCTCGGCCCGGCTTACACCCCTGAGCTGGAAAACGAGACATATGAGAGGCTTGCCGACCTTGCATCGGATGTCCTGACGAGATTCACGGAGGACACTACCACCTGCGGTCTCCTTGCCGGACTTTCGCTCTCTTCAGTCGATGTTGTTCCGGAAAGTTCCCTGTTCGGCGGCTGGATGGGCTACAGCATTGACATTATTTTGAAATAGCTATGGGAGCACGTGAAAGGTTTGTTATAGACACATTGGAACCAGAAGGGCAAAGGCTGGAGAAATATCAGGGTGAAGCCATCAAACGGAAACTCAATATCCAGAGCGGATATATTCTTTCTGCTCGGGATATCGTTGTCCAGGGAGGGGAAGGAATGGACGGGCGTCTGACTTATACCCACGCAATCTATGAACGCTTCCTTGACATGAAGAGAAATAGGAATGAAAGAAGAGTCAGGAGACGCAAGATCCACAACCGTTTCATTTTCGGAGCATACGCCAGCATCGCCAAGCGCCTGATGTACGGCTTCACAGAAGAAGTAGCTGAATTATTACGTTTTACAGATGACAAAATGAAATAATTTTCGTATTGTTTCCATATAATTAGGATATATTCAATCAAATTTTATTCTACATCCGTTATGCAAACGAGAAAATTATTTGTAGCTTTGCAATGTAAACGATTTATATAATACATGGTTCCATCAATTGACACTGCACTTAAAGCTCTTCTAAACGATTCACTTAATGAGTTGGAAAACA